TGGCCGATCCTATGGCCGATCCTATCAGCCCTGACCTATGGCCGATCCTATGGCGCGCAAGATTGTTTACTGGCAACAAAAAAAAAGGCTTGCGCATTCTGGCGGGGTCTATATAAACGAATCAAGGAAACACAAACAAGGGTTAAAAATGTCACTTCTTGAAATACTAAACCAAGCTTTACTAGATGCCACCAAGTTTACGCGCGCTCAAATTGCTGCAAATAATTATGCAAGGCTAACAGGAAAACGCGCGCCAGATAACCTAAGCGAATCTTGGGCTGATAAGTAAACGCAACAACCAACCAAACAATAAGGAATCAACGCCATGCTAGATATTTTAGTTTTCTTCTATTTTTCTGTTTTATTTGTTGCGCCTTTGTCCTTTGCCGCAATAGGGCTTTTAGTCACATACCTTCAGAGTCCAGCCTATCGCATAAAATGCCGCGCAAGAAAATTCAAACGCGTTTAATCAATCAACCAAACAATAAGGAAATAAGACAATGGCTATTAAAATTTACGGGCTGGCAATCGAAAAGCCCCACGCAATTCAAGCTTTGCCCCTTGCCCCTATGACATTAGCGCAAGCAGAATCCGCCCGTGACAAACTGGCATTTTGGGACAAAACTGTTTTAGTTATCAATCTACAAGCGCAATAAGGAATCTAGATCATGACATACGAACACATTGAATCCGATTTTATCCGCGAAATTTTGATCAATAACGACACAAGAAAAGAGTCTCTAGATTCTTGTTTAGATTTGATTTGCGAATATTGCCAGAATGATTTTGATAATAAAGATTTACCTTTCGAAGTATTTACTTTTCGTCAAAATTCTTTTGAGTCTGCAAGTGCGCATTTTGATTTAGGGCAGTATGACATGTGTTTTTTATACGTTAAAGAATATTTTTCGGTTTAATATCAACGCCAACACAAATAGGAGTGTTATAAATGGCTAAAAATCTAACGCATATCATCTATGAAGGGCCTAGCCTAATCGACGGCCAGCCTATTGTAGTTTTGTTTCAATCTGGCAGCAAGAATCGCAAAACTGGCAACATGGCTCAAACTTATATTTTGCACGCTGAAATTGATCCAGTTACCGCGTCACGCACTGGCAAGGATTCGGCTATTTGTGGCGATTGCATACATCGCGGGCAAGCACATGCTGGCGACAAGGGGCAAGCAAAGAATCGTTCGTGTTATGTCACTTTGGCGCATGGCCCATTGGGCAAGTATAAAGCCTATAAGGCTGGCAAATACCCATGCGAATCTGGCAATGCTAATCTAGCAGCACTTGGGGCAGGTCAAACTATCCGCTTGGGCACATACGGGGATTGTGTAGCCGTCCCTAGCTATATTTGGTCAAGCTTACTGTTAGACGCGGCAGGGCATACCGCATATACGCATGGCGCTATTAACCCAATGCCGCAACAAATTATGACAAGTGCCGACACATTAGGGCAAGCCCAAGGGGCATGGCAAAGGGGCGAGCGCACTTTCAGGGTTATTGCTGATTTGGCGCAGATCACTAAACAGGAAGTGTTGTGCCCCGCCAGTGAAGAGGCGGGCAAGCGTAGCACTTGCGAATCTTGTAAACTATGCGCGGGTGCTGGCGTTAAAGCTAAATCAGTGGCGATTGTGGCACATGGGACAAGCAAGCGCGCTGCGCTATCTAATATCAACAAACTAGAAGGGGTCTAAGATATGTCAATAAATTGGGAATATTCAGGAATAGAATTTGTGGCGGAATTTCATGCGCTCCGATATGGTTATGGCACAGCAGAGTCTTGGTCTAAATTGATTAGACGCCATGCAGAATCGGAATATGAGGGAAAACCTACCTATATTTCAACTTATGCTTTTGTCGTTATGATCTGGCACGATGTCAATTTTATGCCTCATGCTAAATGCGCGGTAACAGGCTATTCCGCCTTAAAAGCAATCAACAATCTGGAAAGGGTCTAAGATATGACATTGATTGCAGTTTACCCAAGCAAGAAGGCTTTAAAAGAATCTATCGGCAAGCCCTTGCGCTATATCGAAACAAGCCTATTCGGGCCAGAATATCGCCCCAATGGTAACCTGACAGTATGCAATCGCCCCCATATAACAGGAATAGGGCGGGAATTTTTCGGGCAAGTAACAATGGCCAATGGCCTAATAAAGAAGGTGGAATGACATGGCAATAACATATTGCGCGCATTTTTGGTTGAATGGTGAAGATAGGATTGTGAAAGCTGAAAGCCCCGTTGCTTTGCGTTTAGCTATATTCGGGAAAGCATATGCCCCCGCGCCTGAAAGCGTTATGTATTGGCAAGAAGACAAGGAAAGCACGCTATGAAATATCAGGATGTAATGCGTTGGACAGGCGCGGCGGTTGATTGTATCGGATTTGTTGTTGTTGCTTACTTGTTGTTCTATGTTGCAATGGCCATATGACTTTGGACTAGGTTAGACCTTGCTTAGGCAGGGTTTAATCTTAGGTTATATATTCATATATTTGAATGCGTTAATGTGTAAACCTATGCAAGCGATTGTGCGAATCTAAGGCGATATGCAAATGCGAATCGTTCTCAATTAGGCATGGCCCGACCCTATCCTATGTCAAGCATTTGTTTTCATTTGCTTAAACTTTTGTCTAATACAGGCGATTATGTTGCATTTATGTCACACTTATTCTTGTTGCGTATTGTTTCACGTGAAACATTTGGGCTTTGTTACAGTTGTTCACAATAAAGTGATGTATTGAAACATTTGCATAATTCGCTTGACAAAATCATGGGCGTATGAACGTGGGACCCCTATTTTGTGGGGGGGTGATTCGGTGGGGCTGGGTATGCCCATATGAATCCAAAACAAAAAATTACTTTTGCCCTTAGTCCCCACAACAAAAAAAAAAGAAAAAGTGAAGCGGGTTCTAACTTGATGCACACAACCTGCGCTACCCTCGCAGTGAAACGAGAATAGGTCATTAGATGAACGAAGACCCACACATACGAGCGGAACTCTACTCTGGCAATGTATTGTACCAATGTGCAGTACCTCTGCATCAACACAAAAGGATGATAGTTTACATCTTAAGGTAGCAAACTTACCTACTTTAGCCATAATGTAACAAACTGTAACAAAAAGTGATCAACTTTCTTTCCTTACTTATCAACCACTTATAAAATAGTTACAAAAAACTACCAAAAAGAGTGTCTAAGATTTCCAATCGTGAAGGTATATATAAGTAAGGGGTAAGGGGATAACTTAAGTTTCTCACTATCGCTTCTTTAACATAACTAGTTTATATACAGTGTATGTTGTAGAACTTAAGTATAGGACTTAAGTATAGAGAGCTACATAGTAGTTTTCAGTCAACCAAGACGAACACCTCCAGATTATGTTGAATAATAGGTATGAGGTCTTGCCGATGACAACTTATAGTTCTCAATCTGTGCTACCCACTTAAGTTACTTTATTGTTGTAGCTAATTATTGTTGTTGCTAATACTAAAGCCCGAAGGGCAGAGCCAAGGGGCCAAGTGATGCCAGAAAAACTACCTTACAGTAAACTAGTAGAGAAACACATTCTAGAGTGCATCCAAGGTGGTATTGGCATCCGTCAGATGATCGCCTCTATGCAACACCTATCCCAAGCACCTAAGTCTCTTTCCACCATGTACAAAACATATGGTAACTTTATTGAAGCTGAGAGAGCTAAGATTAACGGACAGGTTGGTAAGAAAGTTATTGACCAAGCTCTAGCTGGGGACTTCAAGTCTCAAGAGTTGTTCCTTCGTTCCAAAGGTGGGTGGTCGCCAACTCACACAGTTAATGAAGTTGAGCAGGATGTTGACCCTGAGCTAGATGAAAGTGCAATCGACACTCTGATGGGATTGCTAGGATTAAATGAAGATGACCACACCTCAAAGGAAGATAACGTCTGAGGTTCTTAGACAGTTACCCCCAGCTAAGGTTAAAGAGGTTCTAGCTGCTCTAGGCCCAATTAAAGTAGAAGAACTCAAGCATACGTGGGAGTTCTGGGCTAGAGACAATCAACTAGAGCCTGCTGGCGATTGGAACACATGGTTCATCAATGCTGGTCGTGGTTATGGTAAAACTCGTTCTGGTGTTGAATGGGTAAGAGAGCAAGTTAAGCGTGGTTTTAAGCGTATCGCTGCTGTAGCCTCTACCAACTCGGATATTGAACGGGTTATGGTTAAAGGGGAATCTGGTTTCCTCAATGTCTGCTGGAAGGGTGACAAGACCTACAAGGATAAGCCTATGGGTTTTCCTGAGTGGTCTCCCACCAAAAGGGCACTGACGTGGGCTAATGGCGCTCAAGTCTTGTTCTTCTCGGCAGAGGAACCTGAGCGTCTTCGTGGCCCAGAATTTCAGATGGCTTGGTGTGATGAGCTTGCCGCTTGGAACAAAGACATAGACACTTGGACTATGCTACAGTTCTGTATGCGTCTAGGGGATCATCCCCGTATTATGGTGACTACTACACCTAAGCCAACAAAACTAGTAAGACAAATCCTTAAAGACCCTAAGACCCATGTTACTACAGGGTCTACATTTGATAATGCTGCTAACCTTGCTCCGACCTACTTGACTGCCGTTAAAGAGCAGTACGAGGGTACTAGACTAGGTAGGCAAGAACTTTACGCTGAAGTCCTAGAGGAAGCGCAAGGCGCACTGTGGACTACAGATATGCTGGACAGATGTTCTGTTAAGCACGAAGACCTCCCCGACTTTACCAGAATTGTTGTTGCACTAGACCCTGCTGTTACCTCTAACGCTGAGAGTGACATGACGGGTATTGTTGTTGCAGCACTAGATGTGAATGGTGTTGCCTATGTCCTAGGTGACTACACAGATCGTCTATCCCCTCAAGGCTGGGCCTCTAAGGCTGTCCAACTCTACCATCAATATGGTGCAGATAGGATTGTAGCTGAGAAAAACCAAGGTGGGGATATGGTCAGAACAACACTAGAAGGTGAAGATGAAACAGTTCCTATTAAACTTGTACACGCTTCTCGTGGTAAATATGCCCGCGCTGAACCTATATCTGCCCTATATGAGCGTAATCTTGTTAAGCACGTGGCAAACCCCCCAGATGGTTCTAGCCTGAATGAGCTTGAGACACAGATGCGCACATGGGAGCCATTAGGTTCTATAGGTTCTCCTGACAGACTTGATGCCCTTGTGTGGGCCTTAACTGAGTTGTCGTTGAATGGGTACAGTAAACCTAAACTTGCCCTTGTCTATAGTAGTTCTAAGGGTCTTATAAATAGATGATGGAAACCTATAGTTATGGTCAATAATCTCCCAGAGGCAGAAGCAAAACTCGTTCTTGGTGTTGCAGGTCAAAATACACGACATGGGCAAATTCGTGCTGACGAGTTTCTACCAGAGCTTCGTGGTAAGAAGGCTGTTCGTAAGTTTAGAGAAATGCGTGATAACGATAGCACTATCGGTGCTGTTATGTACGCTGTAGAACAAATCCTTCGTGACGTAGAAATCAAAGTAAAACCTGTAAACGATAGCGAAGAAGCCAAGCGTGAGGCTCAGTTTGTTGAAGAAGTTCTTCACGACATGGATCACACTCTAGATGACCATATCTCTGAGGCGCTATCTTACCTCTCGTATGGCTTTGCTTGGTTCGAGGTTGTGTATAAACGTAGGGTAGGCCCAACGAGCCGCAGCGACAAGAAAAGGTCTAAGTACACTGATGGCCGCATGGGTATTCGTAAGATTGCCTCTCGCGCTCCTTGGACTGTTAGCAAGTTTGATGTAGACCAACAGACTGGTGATGTCCTTGGTATGCAGCAAGATGTTGGTGGGATGAACAACAATAACTTCATTCCTATCAGCAAATCTCTCTACTATCGCACAACTACTCTGAATGGTGATGCTTCAGGTCGTTCTATTCTACGTAACGCATACACATCGTATGAATACCTGAATAACCTACAGTCTATCGAAGCCATTGCTGTAGAGCGTGAGTTGGCTGGTATCCCAGTTGCTCGTATTCCCTCTGAGTACCTATCTGCTAGTGCTTCTACTGAACAACAAGCCTTTGTACAGAGCCTAGCTACAATCCTACGGGATGTTAAGTTTAACGAGCAAGGTTACATTGTCCTACCCTCTGACACTTACCCAGACAAAGATGGTGCGCCTACAAATATCCGTCTTGTTGATGTAGAACTTATGTCTTCGAGTGGTACTCGCAATATCAACATTGATCCTATTGTACGTAGATACCAGCATGACATTGCTCGTTCTGTGTTGTCGGAGTTTTTGTTGCTAGGTTCTCAGGGTGGCTCTTATGCTCTCTCTAAGACTAAGACTGATATGTTCCTACGCGCACTT